GAAATAAATAGGAGGGTCAGCACCGTGGAAGCGACTGAAACTACAAATGATGGCAGTATTGAATCTGCCGTAGAGAGCATTATTGCTCCATTAGAAGAAAAAGTAGAAGCGACTGAGGAAGTAGCTCAGGCAACAGAAGAAACAACAGATGTAGAGTCAGCCGAAGTAGAAGCAGCTGCAGATGTTGAAGAAACTGCTGAGTCCGAAGAAGTAGAAGCTTTGGATTCTGAAGAAGACTCTGGTGAAGAAATTGAATATGAATTGTCAGAGTTGGACGAAGATAACGACCAAATAGAGGATGCCGCTCAAGAAGAGCTTTCACGCTATGCTGTCAAAATTGACGGGCAAGAAATGGAAGTAACCTTAGATGAGCTAAAGCAAGGCTATAGTGGACAAAAGTACGTCCAAAAAGGAATGCAGGAGGCAGCGAAGCAACGTAAAGAAGCGGAAGGTGTTTATCAGGCATTGTTAAATGAACGGAAGCAGATGACAGAACTTTATCACCAGCTTCAGCAAGGCGATGTGTCGCAAGCACCAGTTCCACCATCAAGAGAGTTATTTGAAAGTGACCCTATTGGGTACATGGAAGAGAAACTAGCATACGATGAGAACTTGGATTATTATAACCAGCAACAAGCTCAATTTCAGCAGGTAGTGGCTAAGAATACTGCAGCAGAAAAGCAAGCTAGACAGGTTTATATGAAGCAAGAAATGCAGACATTGCAGCAGAAGATTCCTGAATTTTCAGATGCGAAAGCAGCTGGGAAGATAAAGGAAAAATTAGTGAAAGTAGGACAAGAGGCTTATGGCTACACACCCGAAGAAATCGGGCAAGTGATGGACCATAGAGCTATTCAAGTTTTACATGACGCTATGAAGTACCGTGACATTATGTCAGGCAAAGCTAAGGCGGTCGCTAAGACCAAGAAGGCTAAACCTATCGTAAAAGCGGGAGCGAAAAAGGTCAGTGATTCAAATGCTAAAGTTCGCAAACGCCAAAAGGCAAAACTCAAACAATCAGGTGATATAAATGATGCACTTGGTTTAATTTTAAATACTTAATATAAGGAAATATTATGGCACAACCAACTAATACTTTTGATAGTTATGATGCGAATGGTATTCGTGAGGATTTAGAGAACGTTATCTACAACATCTCTCCTGAAGAAACTCCATTTTACTCATCTTTAAAGAAAACTAAAGCTTCTAACACTCTTCATGAGTGGCAGACTGATTCACTTCGTGCGTCAGCGGCTAATGCTCACGTAGAGGGTGACGACACTGTAGCAGATGCAGTATCAGGCACTACTCGTCAAGGCAACTACACTCAAATCTTCAAGAACGCAGTAACTGTTCCTGACACAGACGAAGGCTTAGATAAAGCTGGTCGTTCTGCTGAAATGGCTTACCAAACTCTAAAGATTGCTAAAGAGCAAAAGCTAGACATTGAAAAGGCGTTACTAGATAACAACGCTCGTAATGCTGGCTCTTCTTCTGCAGCTCGTGAGTTAGCAGGCGCTCCAGCGTGGATGACTTCTAACATTACTAACAACACAGACGGTACAGACCCAACTGGTGACGGTACAGACGCTCGTACAGACGGTACAGCTTCTGCATTCACTCAAGCAGACTTTGATGGCGCTATGCAGTCTATTTGGGAAAATGGTGGTCGTCCTGACTCAGTTTACCTTTCAGCATACCAAATGAATATTGCTTTAGGTTTTACTGGTAACAACAACCAACGTTCACAAGTGCAAGCTGGTGATGAGAAAGTGATTAAGTCTTTAGACGTATACGTTACTCCTTGGGGTACTGTAGAGTTCACTCCAACTCGTGAAAACCGTGGTTCAGATGTATTCATCATGCAGAATGACATGTGGTCTGCAGCTGTATTACGTCCAACTAAGAACACAGCTCTTGCTAAGACTGGCGACTCTACTAAGCGTCAAGTTTTAACTGAGTTGACTCTTGTTTGTAAGAACGAAGCGGCTTCAGGTATGGTAGTTGATTGTTCAACTTCTTAATCTGAGTTAAATAAGGGGGTGGCTTAGGCCGCCCTTTTTACCAAATTATAAAACGATACTTTGACCGCCAAAACTAATAGGTCGGTATTGTTAAAAAAGGAATTACGATGAAGATAGCCGAAAAAGTAAACATTGACCATAAAAACCAAAAAATCAATGTAGAGAAGGTCTATACGAATCAACCATATTTAGACCGATGTGAAGAACTACGAAAACGTGGTCTAGGTCAAGACGGAGAAAGCAGACTAGCGGGTAGTATACCTATCCACCTATTGAAGGAAGTTTGTGATAAACTAGGCGTGAAATGGGATGACGTTGAAGCACGAAAAGACGTTGTTAAAAGAATGCTACTTAGCGGTGACTTTGACAAGCTAAGAGTTTGGAAAGGTAAATTTTAAATAGGACGAAACCATGGCAGATACTACAACTACTAACTATAGTCTTACTAAACCTGAAGTTGGGGCTTCTGCCGATACTTGGGGTGGTAAGATTAATACCAACCTAGATACACTTGATACTACTGTTAAAGCAGTATCTGATGTAGCAGACGCAGCGCTTACTGAGGTTGCTGATAACTCTATTACAAACGCTAAGATGGCCGACAATGCGGTTAATACAGCAGAAATTGCAGACAACGCAGTAACTAACGCTAAGATGGCAGATGACGCTATTGGTGTGGCAGAGCTAAGCGCTACAGGTACAGCAAGTGCTACTACCTTCTTAGCAGGTGATAACTCATGGCAAAGCATTTCTTCTGACCCTACAATGGGGGGAGATTTAAGTGGTACAGCCTCAAATGCTCAAATTGCAGCAGACGCTGTAGGCTCTAGTGAAATTGCAGCAGACTCAGTTGGAGCTAGTGAACTTAACGTAACAGGCAATGGTACAGCAGGACAAACACTAACTTCTGATGGTGATGGTTCTATGTCTTGGGCCTCTGCAGCAGCGTCATTAACAGTTAATTCAACAGTGGTTAATTTCCAACAAAGAAGTGGCACATGTTACAGTAGTTCAATAAATTCAGGATATACAATTAACCTTCCTAGAAGATGTTTTATGCCTGAAGTCAAATATAATCAATACGTTGGTGGTTATACAACCAAAGTAATACGAGACCAGGAGATTCAAAACGAATGGGTATCTACCTCTAGCTCATATCCAGGTGCTGACTACACATCTAAATTTCGCGTTAATGTAATGAATTATGGAACCCTGTCCTATGTCACACTGTCTTACGAATATATAACGCTTTAAGGAGAAAAATATGAATTTTTATATACAAGCATGTATTGATTTAAAGTTAAACGAGTTATATTATGTAGCTAAATCTACATCAATTCATAAATATGTAATGGCCGATTTACCTGATGAAAGTTTTTATGAGGACGGATTAGAGACACACGTTCCTGGTGAAACAAGCCCTAACATTGCTTATGAAGACAGGCATGTTGTTAACAACTATTTAGTTTCAGGTGATTATGATGCTTTAGAGTTAGGTGAATCTGCGTCCTGCCTGAATGGGGAATTAGTTTTAGAAGGAGGCTGCACAATACATGAAAAATTTCCCGCTTTAAAAGAAGGGCAATAAGATGAGAGAAGCTCAAAGTTTAGTGTCCAATATGTGGACGAAACAGATTAGTTTAGAACACAAAGGAGATACTTATAACGGACACTCACATACTTTTGACCATCAACATCTTTTAGCTGTAGGCGAAGTTAGAATAAGAGTTGATAATGGCTCAGACGAAGAAATTGTAGCAGACTATAAAGCTCCTTGTATTATTTTCATTGAAAAGGACAGTATCCACTCTATAGAGTGTTTGTCAGAAAACTCGGTAGGGTATTGTGTACATCCAGTAAGGGAAGGTTACAGGGTAGAAGATATAATGAGTCCTGAAGACAATCCTAGAAACAAATGGCAAGCTGATATGACTTATAGTAGAAATAAAGAAGGAACAAGTTTCAGGGCAAGTAAAGCGGTAAAGTGGGATAACAAGGATGCAGAACTCTAAAATGTATAAACCTATAAGCGAATTATGTTTTGAAGGCTTTGACAGGTTTAGAAATTACTGCAACTCTCTTCACCCTGAATTAAGCGGTAATCAGTCTATGGAAACTGTAATGAGTTCTTTTAAAGGTTCGTATGATGAATGGAGTAGGTTAGTTAAAGGAGTTTCAAATGGAACGCATAAAGAACTTCATCACTAATGAAGAAAGACTAAGTTTGCTAAAATGGGTAGATGATAATAGAGGCAATCTAACGCCTAACAG